ACCGAAGGTCGGCATCTACGATGACGACTTTGGTTTCGGATGGGTTGAGCCCTGACCTGACACATTCGTGTCCCAACTTGGCGAGCGTTCGTGAACGGTCATTGTTGAGGATGGGTCCGTCACGCCATATAACTTTGCCAAGTGGACTGAGTTTCTTGAGGGCGGATGGCAACGACTCGCATTGAACATAATCTGTGTTTATGCTGGTACTAACTGCTGGAGGCTTGTAGTACGATGCGAGCCGTTGCACATCACTGGGACTGACTAGGCAGGATTCTGCCAAGTCAAGAAATGTATCTAGGCTGATAGGTGTCTCGTCATCCATGATGACCCTACGATTAGGAATCGTCAGGTCATCATAATTAGGATATGGAAGACGGACATAGTTGCCGTATTGGTTTGTATTTGCCAGTGTTTCCTGTTTGGGGTTTACTTCACGGGCTGGGTAGTCTGCAACCTGATGACAGGCTAGGAACATACGGCGCATGTCTCGTGCAGGCACTGGCTCTGAAGCGAACACCCACACATGGTAACCCTTGGAACGGGACTTTTCTATAAAGGCATGGACATTGGCAGACTCAAAGCAGTCACGAAGATTAATCGCTGCTTGTAGGTCGCCCGTATCTATATCCGTGCAACCCCACACGGTGTACCAGTCGCCCTTGATGGGAACCATCGGGTAAACACCGATTGGCGTTATGCCATTCAAGTGGTCTGTAAAGACTTGTGCGGTCAACGCCTGCTTTACGCAAGAGCCTTCCTCCGAGCCGTAAACATCTCCTCTTCCACGAAAGAGTTTTAAGAAGCGAAGCATCTGTTCTTGTTTTATGTCCATGCTTAAATCCAATCATCATCAAGGATACTTAATTGTTCACCGACTTGGTCGGCTACGGTTGGCACATTACTAGGAAAGTGACCAGTAGGTAAACGAGTGAGCCTACCTGTGCCCTGTTCAATCTCAAAGTCTATATCATCTAGCAGTCGTGACGCTGGGCGTTTACACTTTACAAGGTTGACCGTCACTGTGTTCTGATGAATGCGTAAGTCATAACGCAACGCATCCAAACGCTCCAGTAATCGCTCCGTATTTTTGGAGGTGTCTAGTCGTTCTTCAATGTCACGAATGTTTGATTCAATCTCAAACTTTTTACGGCGTACACCTATAATGTGTGTTGCTTGCTGCTCACCACCGTATGCACCAGAAGATATGGTCATCTTCTTGCCGTCAGCACCTGCGGTGCGTGACGACTGGTGCAATACCAGCAGTGGAATATTATGACGCTTACCGAACGCTTTCAGCGTGTTGGCTTTGGATGGTACATCCTCACCGCCACCATTAAGCAATTCCAAATAGTCAAAGACAAGCAGTGCAGGCTTGCCCCACATGTCACGGATTTCTCCTAGTGCGTGTTCCATCTCGTTGAGTGTCATCATTTGGTCAAAGACCGCAAGATTAGGGAACGACTCGTTAGCGGTTTCACGCAACAGCGCAATCGCTTTCGTGTCGTTGTTAGCGACTTGTTCTTCAAGTATGTCTGCTGGAATGCCATGCATTAAGCAGGTCAACTTTATGAGAGTCAAGGTTCTAGGCTCATCGGGACAGAAGTACACAACAGGTTTATCCGCATTTGCTACAAGGATTTGTAGCAGGAACATGGTCTTGCCTGAGTGTGAGTATCCGTTAATAAGACACATTTCCGATGGTGCGATACCACGCATTTCTTCGTCAATGTCTTTAAACCCTAGGTAGATACGCTCGTTCGGATTCTGTGCCCAATGCACAAAGTCGTCTGCTGCGTGACTAAGAGGATTATAAAACTGTCTTGGTTTTGAGGCGTTAGACACATCAGGCGTGGAGATTGTATCCCCACGCCCAAGTGCATCCCAACGCTCTGTATAATTCAGAGCCATTATGATTCTTTCTGTTTACTTACGCTTTGGTTCCCAAAACGCATCGTTTGTTGATGTGGACTTGAACCAAGGGCGCTTCGGGTTAGCACTCAAACCATCACGGTTGTCCCACACTTCTGTAACACCCTTCATAGCGCACTGTTCGTTAAGCCATTCGGGGATTGGTCCGTGTTGCTTGCCTTTAATGCGAACACTGAAGCCAGTTGGTGCTGTGCTTGGTGTTGCACTAGGGAAAGCGTGCATAAAGGTTGCTTCATCATTTGCTGGTGATGGTGCTGGTGCTGGATTATGGCTTTGCTGAACTAGTGGTTGAGGAGCAACAGGGGCTGGCTGGTTTGTCAAGCCCTGTGATGTGAGGATAATCTCACACACTGCTTCGTATGCATCAGCAAACATTGTGATGTTTGCGTTAACATCCTCAGACTTAGGTGTTAGTTCACTAGCAATCTTTGCACAGACTTGCATAATGATGGATTGGTCTTTACTTACTGTCATTGTAACCCTCCTTGTGGGTTGTTGTCGGTTGACACTGTATCAGACGGTGGTTCCAAAAATGTCAACGGTTGTCCTTGGAACGGCAAACTCAGCCCTTCCTCGGAAATAAATGCACCTTTGCAGATGCTCCAATAGTCGCACCATTTCGCTGAACACAGCGCACTGGTGTCGTTCATAAGCCACGACTCGTGAGTACCCAAGCGTAGGTGAGTCATTACGGCAGGACGCAATGTGTGAATCAACCAACGATGGTGTTCTGCTGTTCGTTGCATGTAAACGATTTGTGACTTCGGCTTTTCTTGGCGAACCATAACGCCATAACGGAAGTCAACTGGATATCCCGTCATCATCCCTTGCACAAGTGCTGCGGAATATACGGTTGCCTGAATGGATTGCGACTGCTTCTCTTTCGCATAATACGGACGAGAAGCGGTCTTCCAATCCCAAATGGTTCCATCAGGTTGAACATAATCCATCGTGCCTTCACAATGAACAGCCCAATCACCAATGACTATGCCAAGCGGAAATGAGAACTTCATTTCCACTTGACCACCAAACTGCACATTAGGCATAATCCCGTCAATGAACGCTTGGCTCATCCCCTCAATTTGTCCTACGGACTTCTCAGGGTCAAGGTTTGTCTGCTTGTAAGGTTGCTTTTTTAATTCTTCCCAATGCTCCAAAGCAATCGTAGCCATGTCATCAGGGTTGGCTCCGCCGAGCACCTGCTCAATGCCATAATGTAGGGCTGTGCCCATAATGGTTGCGTCTGATGCTCCAGACATTTCTGGTTTCTGCAGTTTAAATCTAGCCCGTTCGGGGCAGATGATTAAGTCGTTGAGCCAAGATTGGCGTACATAAACTACGCCTTTACTGTGGTCAAATCTCATGTTGTCTCCTGTGGTAGTGCACGAAGGTCGTGCGTTGACAATAACAATATTAGCATGGACAAGTCAAAGGTTCTGTTTATGTCCATGCCAATACTGTCTATTGCTATTGTTATTGTTTATCTTTCGCACGGGAACGGGTTTTCGTTACTGTGCTACGGGAATAGAGAACCCCATACTGTTTATAGACTACATCTATAACTTCACGGGGCGGCATGTCTGTGGTTGTCGCTAGGTTATGCATTAAAGACTTGGCGGGATTGTCACCACGCACCCTGCGTGAATCCCAATACTTCTTTAACCCTCTAACTGTTGCCACAGTTATATTCAGTTCATCGGCTATCGTTGTGTACTGGATGGCTTGTTCCATGAACAGACTATCCAACTTGTTGATGTCGTTATAATCCCATTTACCATTTGACTTCCCAGTGCATAATGCATCCAGAAGTTCCTGGGGTGTTATGCATAACTGCATAATTATGGCTGTGGGACTATCGGTGAACTTGGTCATGCAATACTGGAACGCTTCACGAATGACACGCCAATGCACGAACTGCGGTTCTCCTTCGTTGAAGACCAACGGCTGAACATCAACTAGTTGTTCAGCGTCCAACCCCATACGGATATTTTCATGCCAAGCATCATAAAACTTTTCAAGGTCGGTCAGGTAATCCAAGATTTTATCTTGAGTCCAAGGAATGCAGTAACCTTTCAGGTCGCACAATTCCTTCCCCATCCACAAATCATAAACACCATCCTTAAGGACTTCCTCCAGTGGAGGCAAAGGTTGTGTGATGATTACATCACACAAACAATCGGGGCTGTGGGCGCTAACGCCACAACCAATCCAGTCTTCAGTCTTCATAATCTCCAGCCTCCTCATTCCATCGGCGGTTACGGTTCCGCATCCACGCCATTTGTTCACGGCGCTCATCGGGGTCTAGGTGGTCATCCCAGTCTCCACGCTCATCATCTCTATCTCTAGGGTTCATTCTGCTTCCTCCCACTTTAGTGTAATGTTGTGACCATGCATTTCTGCAATGTCGTGAACAATCCAGTTTATCTCAACACCCAGTGTTGTCCAAATTGACCTCATTGTTTGCTCATCCATGTCACTATGAATAGTGACTGTATATTGCATTTTCATTTTTGCCTTTCCATAATAACAAAGGCTCCGCCTTTGTGGTTACAACAGGACGGCGGAGCCGTCATCTTTACTTCAATAACAACGGTGTTGTTACAGCGTGGACAAACCCAAGTACCTGCCCTGAAGACGGTAGGGGCTTTCGCCCCCACCGCTTTCTTCTTAGGCTTTGGCTTGGGTGTTGCTTTTGCAATATCCATTAGCCCTCCTCGTGGTTCTTGCGGAACAGTTCAATTACCAAATTACAGAACTCAACCATTTCGTCCATGTCGGTGAATGCAATGATTCTTTCAAGGACTTGAATCAGATTTTCTTCTGATTCAATGTCTACCTCTTGGTTGACGGCTGAACGATGCAAAGCATCGGCAATCCCCATAACTTCTTCCAGTGTTGCAATCTTGTTGGCAATTGCATACTTGCAAACATCACCCAACAGGCTAGCCATGTTGTAGTTGCCTGCCGTTGAGATTACGAGGTCCTTCATAATGAAGTCTGTAATCCATTCGGGAATGTCGTAGTTGTCGCCGTCATATTCACCGTTAGGTGACAGACCCCAAACAATTACACAGTCACCACGAAGTTCCTTTTGGAACAAGTTGGTGGCGAGGTAGTTCAACTCCATGTCTAGGATGAGTCCCTCATCGTGGACATAACCCACAATGGAAACATCGTCTTTGCCAAGGTTGGTTACAACCACATCAAAATGTCCACCAACTGCTTGTTGGATGGACTGGTAATCTTCAATGAAGATTGGTTCAGGTTCAACCATTGTTCCTTTCGGAAGGAACATTCCTACGGTTAACTTGCTCATTATGACTCCTCCTTTGGAGTTGTTGTTGGGGTTTCCCATTGAACGGCTACGCCGTTGTTTTTAAATTGAAGCATTGCTTCGTCTACTCCACACCATGAACAGACATGGATTGGGTTGTTGGGTGTGGAAATTCTTGACAGGGCTGGATACCTGCTCATTTCTCCTAGACAGCGTGGGCATTTGTCAAGCATTGTTGACCTCTTTCTTTATGTCGGACCATATAGAACGGATAGTTCTAATTATGTCCCGAATTCCGTTGAACTCTCGGCGGTAAACCCTACGGGTATACTTTAGCAGAATCCACTCAACCCATAGTGCTATTGCTAGCAATATGAAATTAACGACTACCCAAAATGATGAATTCCATATGGAATCATCATAAACCAAGCCGCTAATTAAACCAGTGATGGGCATTAAACCAAACAGGTTTAACATTAAAGCGAAAAAGAATTCGCCCTTGTCGGATTCTTGTTTCATCACTTACCTTCGCATTCTTGGCAGTTGCCCTGATGGTTAACCCAACGAGGACGGTCACAACCTGTGCAGTCACCCATCTCCCAACTTGCAGACTGTTCCCAACAGTCCACACAATAGGGAGTGGATGAATCCTCATCGGTAACCCAGTAGTTTATAAACTCACTACCATGCCAACCGATATCGGTTCCGCATTCTTCGCAAGTACAATCCTCAAGGGCTAGGTCATAGAAGCGTTGCTTGTCATGATACACCTCGTGGTGCATCATGAACGGTGTGAACTTTTGGTCTATCATGAGTTAAACTCCACCATTTTTGTGCCGATATTTCCAAGGAAATTAAAACGAACCTCGTCATTAGCCAACTGCATAAAGTTGGTAACTTCGTTAAAGGTCCAGTCGGATATGTCCCAAACATAATCCGCCCCCTTAATGGGGGAAGGGCTAAAGCCCCAAAACTTGGTTTCAGTATTGAAACCCATATAGGTTGGTGTTGTAGTTTTCATTTTTCCTCCTAGAAAAATGGGTTGAATGGCTTGGGCTGCAATGCAATGCATTGTTCAGCAATGTTCTTGTGGGTTGTGAGTGAACCCTTGTTAGTAGCGTCAAGGGAGTCAACGATACCCTTGAGATATGCAATATCGGTAGCCATTGCTTGGTCAATGACGAAGTCATCCCCGAAATATGATTCGGTAAAGTCGCTTAATAAAGCGACAAGCGTGGACAACTGTTGAGCATTGCTCAGTTTCTTGAATTTTTTGTGTTTCACTTTGTGATTCCTTTGTTTGTGTTGTTGTGATTATGATACGGAGGTCCTTAGACCTCCGTATCTCCGATGATATCCAAACCCTTGAGGGTGCTGAGAACCCATTGGAATGGGTTGCGAACGACATCGCCATAACCGTCTTGTAGACGCTCCACGGTGACATCAAAGTCAAACACCCTTGGTGTTGCCATTCGTCCAATGCTTCCGTATCCCCTGCCGACACCCTGTGCCTTGGCTGTTGAGGACTGTTCCTGAACACTGAAAGTGAGTCGGCGCAACATTGAAGGATGAGCCAATGCGAACATAACGGAGTTAATGTCCAAAGTGTCCGATGAGTCATGCAGTTTCACTGCCGTGGAATGGTCAAGACCGTCCTTGCCTTCAATGGTGGAGTCCCACCATAATTCCACGCCGAAGCCTAACTTGTTGATGGTATCAACAAGCGAGATGACTGCAACGCCACGCTTCCGAATCCATTCAGGGTCAATCATTGCACTTGCTGTTCCAGCAACTGCAATTTTTATAACACGACCCATAGCCCCTTCGGGGACCGCTTGGAAAGTTACCATGCATTCAGGGTCACCTTCTACGAAGCGACCCATGTCAACATAAGCACCGCCGAAGTCGTACATTGGCTTATACAAGTTATCCAACTTGTCGGCAAGTCGTTCGGTCAAGTCGCCTAGCAACTCGTCAACCTCAGGACGAACGGCAGTCCAACCGTTACGGGCTAAATCGCAAGCCTGAGCAAGGGACTTCGTCCCCGACCAGTTATTTTCCTCTTTCTTATCAGAAGAAAGAGGTTGGATGTTGTCCTTGGCGTAGTTATAAAAGTCGCCAAACGAATTGAAGTATTCAATTCGCATTTTATCTTGTTCAATGATGTTCATAATTCCTCCAGAATTATAGTAGGGATGATTAGGTGTTTTGGTGTGGCTCAGAGAGCCACACCAGTCAACACTTTGTGGGCAACTTCGGGCTTAGCACCCTTAAGGATGGTGGCTTCCACAACTTCTTTGAAGTTATAGATACCGTCATGGCGGAGCATTTTTGCTCCGTGAACTGTGGCTCGTGGTGAAACCACGACACGAAGACCGAAGTCGGTAGCGTTCTGTCGGCATTGACGAACAACCTTAAGCCACTTCGTGGCAAGTGTTGGGTCAAGTCCTACGGACTGCAACATCGCTTCTTCAACTTCGTTGTCGTAGCCAATTTCAAGGCTAGCGAAACGGTCAAGGAACGCTGCATCCAAAGGATTACGACCCACATACTCTGCCGTGGCTCCATGACCGAAGGTGTTGGCTGTGGCGATGAGAACGAAGTTCTCGTGACGCTTCACCATTCCATCAGGGAATGCCATAAAGTTGTTGGACAATGCACTGTTAAGAACAGTGAGGATGTTGGCGTTGCCGTTGTCTACTTCGTCTAGAAGATAGACATAACCATGCTCAAAGGCTTCTCTGAAGCCAGTACCGACATAATCGCCAGTTGCCGACATATAACCCAACAGAGAGGACTCTGTTGACTGGCTAGAGCATGACTTAGAACGGAACTCCAAGCCAAGGGCTTGACTAGCGTTCTGAGCAATGGTTGACTTACCAGTTCCTGCAGGTCCTACAAGGTAGGACGGTACGCCACTGGCAATGTTAGCCAAAACCTTGGAGAACATGTGGTGTTGGATTCCATCCAACTTTCGTGTCTCATGGTCACCGATTTTAATTTCGGTAACCTTCGGTTGAATCTTGGCGATTGCTTCCTTGAGGGAAGCCATTTCGTCCATCATTGGAGCGATAATGTCGGTATCACCGACAGTATCCACAACGATTTGACGAATCATCTCGTCAAGTGAACCACTTTGTGGTTTGGACTTGGTTGATGGCGTAGCCATTTTGGGTGTCTCCTCCTTCGGAGTTGGTGTTGGTGTTGGTGGAACCTTAGTTCCATTGTCGGCAAGGACAAGTTGCCAAGCATTGGCAAGTTCATCGTCACTCCATCCTAATGGAGTCTTGCCTGTGAACTTGAAGCCACAGTGCTTAAGAGTGGCAATTTTGCCATTCTTCGGCAACCAACCGAAACGGTCAGTTTTAGTCCGACCTTCATGGTCGGTATAGGTAACTCGTTGAGTTGAAAACTCAACTGAGTTGATGGTGGGCATTGGATGAGCCATAATTTACCTCCAGTAAATTTGATAGTGGCGTTGGGATGGAAAAAGCGACTTCGTTAGAAGTCGTAAGAAAAGGCTTCAAGCATTGAGTCAACTACTTCGTAGTTTTCGTCAACGACAACAACCCAGCAACCTTCGGTTGTGTGAACTTCAACGGTGTTTACCAAGAATTGGTAATCGGGGTGGAAGTCAAAGCCAAAGTCAAGCGATGCTTGAGGAACAACGACTTCAGTGAAGTCAATGCCTTTTTCAAAGGCAAACTTGTAACCCTGAAACTTCAGGAGAAATGCGTTTTCGGTTGTAAGTGACATAATTACCTCCAGTAATTATAATGTGGGTGAACACTCTCGGAGAGAGTGTGGAACATGAGACAGAATCGCACTGTCCGTACTTCCCAAAGGAAGTACGACACTAGTTCATGACGAGGTTAAGGACGGTTCCATTATATACAATAAAGATATTGTATATAATACCTATCTGCGACCACCGCAAGGTGCAGGTCAAACCATTGTCCTAGCCAACCAATCATGGCATGGACAAAGATTTACCCCAGTAAATCGTATATCGGACGAACCGCAGAACGCATTCTCGGAGAGAACACGCCATTGCTATTGCCGTGGCTAGACACTCGGAACATCCCGTTACCGCTATCTAGTCCGCCGTCACCGTGTCACCACTTGACGACTAAGCCACCACCGAAATGGCGACTTGTTGACCATCACAATAAAACCTCAAATTCCACTTGTCAACCATTAATTTTCTTCACCCCTCTCAAACCCTTGCAAAATAAGGAAAAAAAATTTGTGAACAGTCACCGACTAGAGCCTCGCACGCTCCCGTCAACGGTGGAACACCGTCACGCCTAGCCGCCGAAATGACACGCATAATGCGCCCACGATTTCACACGACACACATAAAACACACATACCTAGCACACACGCACACACTCGGTACATGCATGCGCTCCTGCCCGTGTTGGCTCATTGTAGCGGGTACTATAATCGGGGGGCATAATGGTAGATTATACCTATATTCATTGACTCATCGCATTATAACCTCGCATGCGGAGGGGGGCATGGGGGGGTACGCCCCTGCACATGCTAAGGAATCATACTATCTAGAGCCGATGCGTTATTTTTGGGTAATTTGGATACCATGCAATAAAAAAAGACCCCGTAGGGGGGGTCTTTTTTTGGGTCCCTATTTGGGCTATATACTATAAAGGTTTGATACCCTTGTGGGCTACCATTTTACTTTGTTTGCCCAGTATGCTGCAGATAGTTTACCTTTGGCTATGTTAGAAGCATGTCGGGCTTGAAAGGACTTGCGGCGTGCAGCATATGCTGCTGACTCGCCTTGTTTCTGGGGTGAGCCTGTGACTCCTTGTTGTCCGAACCTGATGAGTTTGGTTGTGGACCCTTCTTTGGCGAGTACAGCGTGGGACTTGGTTGGGTGTGATGGAGTGCGCTTGGGTTTGTTGTACCCTGCAAAAGTTTCTGCGCCACGCTTAATTGATGCCATTGTTGTCCCTGCCTATCAGTTCAATGTCTATAATCCACGATAGTGGAATATGGTTAATGTCCCCTACGGTTTTAATTATACCATCTTCTGGTTTGAATACTGTCCCCGCAGTGGTTAAATAGTGTGGTTGACAGTTTTTCCAGTATCTGCCGATTGTCACAGCAACGGCATCTTCTGGTTCGTATTCTTCTACCTCATGCCACCCCGAATGGGGGGCATGGGCATCACGCCAAGTAACCCGAACCTCATGCCATTCTTCTAGGTTATTTACAAACTGCATTATGTTGTCCATATTAAACCTTTAGTCTAGAGGGAAAGACTTAAACTCCTTGGCAGACTTTAGAACACTATAAATAAAGGCGGAGACAACTGCCGTGCCGAAAAAGGACCCGACTACTATCCCTAAAGCAATTCTATATAATGCTCTCATTTTGTCCATGCCAACCTGTCAATAATGCTGCCCCACTATTTGGGCAGCACATTAGCCTATTCTAGTACCAGTCCGATGGTTACTGTCACTAGCGTTATCGTAACCATCGGGGGGTTTCCTTAACCCCCCCTATAATCCCCCCCACTGTTCTAAACCACCCGTCTACTGGTAAACACCTAGAACAACACACCTATTTGCATGGACAACATCCTAGACGAACGACAAGAAAAATACCTGAACTGGCTATTGATACCAGCCCCACACAGGCAGCCTGCAACGCAGGAAGCCTATGCGAAGGCGGAAAATATTGATACTACCACTTTGCGCCGTTGGCAGAAAAAGCCCCACTTTAAGACTGAGTGGCAGAAGCGTGTAGAGGACCTTCAGGGTTCTCCTGAGCGCACTCAGAAGTTGCTGGACGAGATTTATCAGCGAGCTTTGGGCGGAGACAACAAAGCAGCCCAACTGTACCTTCAGGCTACCAACAGGTTGGCTCCTCAGCAGGTAAACATTACTCACACCCAGTCGCTGGCAGAAATCTCTGACAGTGACCTAGAAGACCTTATTGCTAGTGTCGCTGGTGCAGAGAAGTCTGCACGGCTGGAATCTCGTGAGTCAGAGTCCTGAACTAGAGGAATGTAAGATATGCGGATGTGAGTATCCGCCTATTTTTGAATTTGGCTGTCCAGAGTGTTTTTATACGGAACCCGAACCAAAGGTTCGCCGTATGCGAAATTATGATTAGAACAAACTAGGTATTTATATGGTTCCTGCAAAGCAAGATATTAAAATTATGCGTGGCGACACCGAAGTGTTCAATATTTCTATGACTGACTCCGCTAACGCACCACTTAACTTGACTGGTGATGTTTTTACTTCCCAGATTCGTTACAACCGTGACGACTCCAGCATTGCAGCATCATTTACCTGTGTTGTGGCTGATGCTGCTTCTGGATTGGTAACACTGACTCTTTCCCCTGTTTCTAGCGCACTGCTTAATGCAGGCGTAGCCTATTGGGATTTACAGAGGAATGATTCTGGTGTTATTACAACTCTTGTTGCTGGGAAGTGCACAATTCTTGCTGATGTGACTCGCTGATGGCTATTCATGATATTTCCATTCAATTGGGTTCCACGGTAAATGGTGTAGTAGCCAGTGGAACTGTCAATGTTGTTTTTGCTGCTAATGTGGGACCAAGAGGACCGCAGGGCTTAACTGGACCTCAGGGTTCCCAAGGTCCCATTGGATTAACAGGTCCTGTTGGTCCCACTGGCAGCACTGGAAATACTGGACCTACTGGAGCAACGGGTCCTCAGGGTATCCAAGGTTTAACTGGAGCCACTGGAGCAACAGGGGGAATTGGTCCTCAAGGTCCAGTTGGTGCAACTGGACCCACTGGACCACAGGGACCTATTGGAGAAACTGGTCCACAAGGTCCAACTGGTCCTCAGGGACCTACTGGTGCTACTGGTCCGACTGGTTCTACTGGTGCAACAGGAAACAACGGTGCAGATGGTGACCGTTACCACACAACATCAACAACCACCTTAACCATTGCAGACACTGGAACAATAACATTGTATACGGCTGATTTGCATTTAGATTATTCACAAGCCCAAACGATTCTTGTTGCCAATAGTTTAACTAATCACATGCATGGTGAAGTTGTTTCTTATAATGGCACAACTGGTGCTCTTGTTTTAAATCTTTACGACAAACAGGGAAGTGGAACATTTTCTTCTTGGACGGTAAACCTTAATGGTGCTGTTGGTATTCAGGGCGAGGTTGGACCGACTGGCGCAACTGGTCCACAAGGACCTCAAGGTATACAAGGCATTCAAGGTCCTCAGGGTATTCAGGGTGATGTTGGTCTTACGGGTCCTACGGGTCCTACGGGTGCGACTGGGGCTACTGGTCCAACTGGTCCACAAGGACCAATTGGTTTAACTGGTCCACAAGGTCCACAGGGAACAACTGGAGCGACTGGTGCTACTGGTGCTACAGGTCCTACTGGAGCGACTGGTGGTTTTGCTTCAACACAAGACACTTATCAACCCCCCCTTACATCTAACAACTACACATTGGTTGGTAGCGACCTTGGAAAAATGTTAAGGTTTGTTGGCGGTTCTGCTATAACTGTTACAGTTAACACATCTCTTGGTCTTGTTGCTGGACAAAGCATTGACTTTTTGCATCTTGGTGGTAGCACTGTTACAATAGTTGCCAGTGGTGTAACTGTAAATGCAACTCCTGGACTTAAATTGCGTACCACTTATTCTTCTGCCACACTTTTTTGTATTGGCGCTAACAGTTATGTGCTTATTGGCGACTTGAGTGCATAATGGCAATCCGTAGAGGAACAGTTGCTTCTAGTATTGGTGAAGTGCCAACGGTCACAACTAACGCCATAACAAATTTTAATCAAAACCAAGCAACCTTAAACGCCACTGTCAGTGCTAATGGTTTTTCCACTGTTGTTTATTTTGACTATTCAACAAGTTCTGTGTTTTCTAGTTTTACAACAGTAACTTCAACAACTACATCAAACCAAAATCAATCTGTTTCTTCAACTGTTACTGGTTTGTCTAACGGGACTATTTATTATGTCCGTTGCCGTGCAACCAGCCAAATTGGAACAACAATAGGTTCTGCAGTTTCCGCAACTACTTGGTCGCTGAAGACTTATTTAAATACAACTGCTGGTTCTTTTACATTTTCTTTACCTTCAATTACGGGTGTTGCTCCGACCATTACAGAAATGATTCTTTATGGTGGTGGTGGCGGAGCCAATTACAGTGGCGGCGGTGGCGGTGGATACCGCCTTGCCGCAAGTCATACATCTTCTACGGCTGGGACACAAACAATTAGTGGAACTGTTGGTGGTGGCGGAGCCGCAGGTAATGGTGGTGGTGGAACAGGTTCTGCTACTGCAGGTGGCAGCACTACTTTAACCATTGGTTCAACATCGTGGACTGGTGGCGGCGGTGGAGCAGGGCAGCACCCTGGTTCTTGTGGCGGTTCTTGTGGCGGTCGTGGAGGTACTGTCGGTTCAGGAACCAACGGTGCAAACATCGGAGGTTGCACTACCTACGGTTACTATTATGTTTCTAGCCAAACATTTATTTGTACAGCGTCCGACAAAAACGGTTGTACTGCTGGTTATTTTCAAGATAACTATTCTTGGGACTGTGGCTACTATGCTGGCGGAGGCGGCGGTGGCACTGACGGTGCAGGAGGAAACGCCGCAACGCAAAACAGTGCATCACATGTTGGTGGAAATGGCGGTGGAGGCGGCGGTGCATATGGTCTTCGTGGCGGTAACGGCGGCGGAGGTCAGGGAACACAGGGCAATGGTTCTGCAGGTGGATTCTCTGTAGGTTCTGGAACAATTGTTGGTAGTGGCGGCTCGGTGTTTGGTGCTGGTTCTGCTGGTGGTATAATATTTAAATATTTCGGACCATAAAAAGGAAAATTATGGAACAGTTCACATTAGACAAAATTAAAAACTATAAAATGTTTTATATTTTAAAGAAAATTAAATCAAGTTCACAAGAAATTGTTTTATTATATAAACAGTCGCTAGAAATGGCTGTTGTTGAAAAAGATAAATATGATTTGTTTGAAGTTGGCTCTGGGCAAGTTCTTGTTGCTTTTAAAGATTTGTTTCAACACGCTGGAAAACACAACTATGTCGCTTACGATGGTTTTCAAGAAGAAAATATTCCTTTAAACCCTTATGAACGAATTGTTGATTACTACAAGACAGACAGAAATGATGAACCATCTGGTGTGTTTTTGTTTCTTAACTCTTGCCCTGTCGTTTTAGAAGGACAAGATTGGCGTTGCGATAACGCATTGTTTGGTCCTCGTGGATTTTTCCCAGTCGGTCAAGCAGAAAAGAAACTTATAGAAGGCATAACAAAAATTAAAGTGTACGAACCAGTTCTGAGTGTTAACGGGATTGGACACATTATTTACTTCAAGCACGAAGGTGATGATACTGACCTAAGATTTGACTACATTAACAATGCAGAACTCCCTCAGTCAGCAGAAACGCTTCCTGAAATGATTAAGTTAATCCTTGAATGGGCTAAAGTTTCTGAAGAACCTTTCAACAACACAGAGCAGATTGCAATCAAAGCAAAACACTTTGTAGAAGCCTTTGGAATATCGGAAAGTTTTGTTGTTGGTCAGCCAGATATGCAGGTAGCAAAATACTTGCAAGGTGATATCTTGGCTAGGGTTCGTACTCATAAGACATACGAAATTTCTGATACAATAAACTCTTTGATTGTTAACAATGTTCCATATATGACTTTTAGTAAAATCGTTGAATCAAATCCAACAATTTTCAATCTTGAAGAATGTGTAAAACTAGAATCAGAGTGGCTAAAACTAGAATGGGAAGAAGCATTGATAACACACAACATTACGGAACCAAAAGAACATGGTGATGTTGATGGTGTCTGTGAACATATTTTAAACACTTTTCCTGATAACATAATTTTTCCTAGAATTGTGTTTGGACTTTTAAATAAAAAGAAATCTATTGTAGAAACAATTAAAAATGGACCTTCAACAATTAATTAACGAGCGTGAATGGCGTTTATGCCGTGGACCAGAAAACGCTACCCTAGAAGAAGAACTGGATGCGTTCATTTACTTCTGTGAACATTACTGGCATATTAAACACCCCGAACAGGGGCGTATTTTGTTTGAAATGCGTGAAGCGCAGATTGAAACTATGCGTACATGGATGACAGCACGCTACAGTGTAGTTCTTAAGGCACGCCAGATTGGTTTCTCCACTCTGGCTGCAGCATATTCTTTTTGGCTGGTGTATTTCCGTCCTGACCGTTTTGTAGTTATGCTTTCTAGGACAGAGCGTGAATCAGTTAAGTTGCTTGCCAAGTCTAAGTACGGTTATCGTTTTATTCCTCAGTGGATGAAAGAGCGTGGACCGAAGCAAACCACAGACCATCAGCAAAAAATGATGTTTGATAACGAGTCTGCCATTGAGTCGCTACCTAGCGGTTCGGACCCTGCTCGTGGTGAGTCTGTGTATTTAGTTATTGTAGACGAATGGGGTTTCTTGCCTAACCCTGAGGAAGCATGGGCTTCTATTGAACCGATTGCCGATGTCGGCGGGCGAGTCATTGGTTTGTCTACCGCCAACGGTTCAGGTAACTTTTTTCATCAACTGTGGGTTGGTTCCCAAACTGGGACCAACCAGTTTGAAGGTATTTTCTTTCCGTGGTCTGCTGGTGACCGTGACGAAGACTGGTACACAGTCAAAGCACGAAACATGTCATCTTGGCAGTTGCACCAAGAATACCCACGGTCACCTGAAGAAGCATTCGTAAAATCAGGCAACCCCGTGTTTGACATTGACCTGTTGGATTCGTTTGAAATGATTGACCCCGAAGAAGGATATCTTCATGTTTACTCGGACAAAAACTACGAGTTCCGCAATGCCGATGATGGTCCATTAACAGTTTGGGACTTTCCTCGTCCAGAATGTGTTTATGTGATTGGGGCGGATGTGGCGGAAGGTTTAGTTCATGGCGACTATAGTTCTGCCCACATTGTCAATGCCTCCACAGGTGAGGTTGTTGCCCACTGGCATGGTCACATTGAACCTGACCTTTTTGGTGACCTACTTGCCGACCTCGGTTGGTGGTACAACCAAGCGTTGGTCGGAGTTGAGTCTAACAACCACGGATTGACCACTCTAAAGGCTGCACAGCGTTGTGGATACCGAAACCTATATAGACAGCGCAAACTTACTATTCGTTCGCCACAAGCGACTGAGACTCTTGGTTGGCGCACAACGGCTTCCTCAAAGCCGTTGGCTATTGACGAGTTAGTTGCTGCTATTCGCAACGAAGATATCATAATTTACTGTTACAAGACCATTGGAGAGTTGAGAACCTTTGTTCGCAAGGACAACGGGAAGATGGCTGGGTCCCCCCATGACGACAGAACCATGAGTTTGGCTATTACTAACCAAATGTTGAAGTATGTTTGGCTTCCAGAGTACCGTGGGGACACAAATGTACCCAAAAACAGTCTTCTGTGGTGGGAACAACATCTTTTTAGTGAGGTTGGAGAAGGAAAAATCCCTATTGGGGCGCATAATGTTCGTTCCACAACCCAAAATCCACTTTAAAGAACAAGATTGCTATTAATATGGAAGTTTATCGTTTTCAGTGTGAGGTTTGTGGTCGTGATAAGACCGCAGAAGTGCGTCCACATCGTGGAGACATATGTTTTGGGTGTCATGTCAAGAGCGTTGACCTTGGTTTCCGCTATGGTAAAGAGAATTTTCATGGTCCTACCATTCGTGAGCGTCAGCAACATATTGTTTCTGACGCAGCAGCCAAAGGTATTCAGGCTGTTCCAGCGAAAAGTTATGGTTTCTAGTGAATTGGCTGGTTCCTGTTGTGGTTGCCATTATTGGTGGTCCAGTAGTGGTCCTTTTGCAGTTATTACGCAAGGAAAATACCAGCCAACACGCAGAATCTAGAAATCTTTTGGAGCATGTTGCTGTAAAAATTGATAAAGTTTCAGATAAACTGGATGAACACATTAAGGATGGTCATAATGGCAAAGTTAACAATTAAACCAGAACACAAGTCAGCATTCGCTTCTTATGTTCGTAGTTCTAGCGCAACAGTGTTGACTGTTGTTATTTCTGGTGAAACTTCACCACGCATGATTTGGTCTGCTTTTGTGGCAGCATTTCTTCCCCCTATTGTCCGTTGGCTTAATCCCAAGGATGCCTCGTTTGGTCGGAGCAAGTAATGGCTAAGAAAGGACCCGCAATTACTGGCTTGCATTCTCAGGGCATTAGCGATATTGCACGAGGAGCAGCAAAGGCTGCAGCAAAACTTGCCATGAGCAAATCAGCAAAGGCAACAAAAGCAAAGGCAGCACAACAGGCTGCCGCTAAAAAGGCTGCCGCTTCCGCTAAAAAGTCTGCACAAGACAACGCTTATGAAAAGATGCTAAAAAGAAAATTGTCCAATAGTCCAACTGGAACTGTAAGTGGTTCTGAAATTATGGATATGGGTCGCCGTGCAAACTCTTACTATAAGAAGTAATTATGGCTCCTAGAAAACCGCAAGGATTTGTTGATGATGCCGTAAAAGCAGCAATCAAGGCTTTAACTAAAAAAGCACAGGGTACAGTCAAAACGACTGCTGCGACAAAAGTTAAGCAAGTTGCAACTAAAACAGGAGGAAAAAAGGTTACGCCAGCAAGCAAAACCAAAACAACCCAAAAGGCTGCTCCTACGGTTGCAAAGAAAACTGCTCCAAAGGCTATGCCTGACTGGTCATCGCTTACTCCAGATGAAAGGGCTTTTGCTACTACATTCAACCGAAATACACCAGCACATGTCATTAAAAAAGAAATGATTAAACACGACATGAAACTTGAAAGCATAACTCAAAAAGGTATTCGTGATATTGCTCAGACTATGGCTGAACGAAAAGGTATGGATATGACAAGAGCATATGACTTTGCAGAATCTTATCAAAAAATTCAACGCCGTGGCGGCAGACGACCAAGCAGTAACTAAAGAAAAGAAAAAGCAATGGCTCGTAAATCAAAATCAGAAAAACTTGCTAATTATCGCAAGCATCTTGAAGCCTCCAAGAAGTGGCGTAAAGATGAAGGTTATGATGCTACATGGCGTAGACTAATTGACCTTTATAAAGGCAAGCATTATGATGCCTATAGTGATGAAGACCGCATGTTGATTAACATTGCGTTCTCCACAATCAATGTTATTGGTCCTGCTGTTGCTGTTAACTACCCTAAGATTACCGTTAATGCTGTAAAGCCCGACAACGCTGCTCAGGCAGTCGTTGCCGAGGCGGTTGTTAACTATTGGTGGAAGTATCGTGATATTCGTTCTGAGTTTCGCCGTGCCGTTAAAGACTTGTTGATTACTGGTCAGGGTTGGGTTAAGACTGGTTATCGTTTTGTTGAAGAATCTGCCATCGGAGAAGAAGGCGATGACAACGACCCTATTATGGGTGGAGAGGCAACTACCAACAATGTTATCCTTCAGGATTCACCGTTTGCGGAGCGTGTGTCACCGTTTGACATTTTTGTTGATTGCGATGCTACCAGTATGCACGACATTAAGTGGATTGCTCAGCGTATCCGCCGTCCTATTGGCGAAGTAAAAACAGACAAGCGTTATAACAAGACAGCCCGTGAAAATGTGACTATTGCTGCTGTTGGTCGTTATAGCGAAGACCCCAGTGTTCGCAAGGTTTACGACAAAAACTATGGTTATGCCGAGATTTGGGAATATTATGACATCCAAAACAATGTTATGTGTGTATTCTCGGAAGGTGGCGAGTCGTTCTTGGTGGACCCAATGCGTATGCCATATGCGTTTGGTCATCCATTTGTTATGCTACGCAATTATGATGTCCCTGATTGTTTTTATCCTATGGGCGACCTTGAACAGATTGAACCACTCCAAAGAGAACTGAACGAAACACGCTCACAGATGATGAATCATCGTAAGCGTTTCGCCCGTAAGTATCTCTACAAGGAATCAGCATTTGACCAGTTTGGTCGCACAGCACTAGAGTCAGACCAAGACAATGTTATGGTTCCCGTGGTTTCTGATGAGCCACTTGGTGGCGTAATCATTCCTATGCCTGCTGTTATTTCTCCTCCAGAGTTTTACAACCAGTCACAGTTGATTACTGACGACATTAACCGTATTACTGGTTTGCCTGAGTTTATGTCAGGTGGTTTGCCTGAGATTCGCCGTACCGCTACTGAAATCAGTGCGGTGCAGGACGCTGCTAACGCACGAACATCAGACAAGTTATCAATTGTGGAAATTGCCATTTCTGCTGTTGCTCGCCGTATGTTGATGCTGGCACAGCAGTATATGACTGGTGAGCAAGTTGCTCGCCTTACCTCTAAAGATGGCGAACCAATGTGGGTCACTTATGACCGTGACTATCTTGAGGGCGACTTTGACTTTGAGGTTGTAGGTGGTTCTACACAGCCACATAACGAGGCTCAACGCCGTCAAATGGCTTTGCAGATGGTTGACGCTATGGCTCCGTTCGCTGGTGCTGGAATCGTCAACATGCAGGAACTGGCTGGATATGTATTGTCTCAGGGATTCAACATTAAGAACCCAGAGAAGTTCTTGTCCACGCCTCCTCCTATGCCCATAGGTCCTGAGGGTGGCGCACCACAGGGTGGTATGCCACCACAGGGTGCTGTTCCGCCTGAGCAGATGCCACCTGAAGGTGCTGTTGCACCGCAGGGTGGTTTACCGCCCGAGATTATGGCTATGTTGCAGCAAGGACAACCTCCTGCATAGGAGCCTAGAACAAGATTCTTATATATAGAGCAACCGTTTGGACTCTAGGAGAAAAAAATATTATGAGCGAAGATTTCGCACCCGTATCTGATGTGGAACCCATTTCAACAGATGTTGAATTTGATGGTGGGTCACCCGATTCCAGTGAGGTAATTGAAACCACAGAATCACCAACCTTGGACCTTAACGAGTATTCGGATTACCGAATTCCTGTTAAACTTGATGGTGAGGAACTGCAAGTTCCGCTTTCTGAGGCTATTGCTGGTTATCAGCGTCAAGCAGATTATACACGCAAGACGCAGGAATTAGCAGAGCAAAGGCAATCTTTAGAGTTTGCTTCCACTCTGCAGTCTGCTCTTGATAATGACCCTGCTGGAACTCTGGAACTATTGAGTCGTCATTACGGCATTTCTCGTGCACAAGCACAGGATTTGGTTGATGATATGGATTCTCAGTTTGAGGATTTGGACCCAGTGGAACGGAAGATGCGTGAACTTGACCAGCGTATTGCCCAGTTTGAGGAACATCAATCGCAACAGGCGATTGATGCGGAAATTAACCGCTTGCAGTCTAAGTATGAGGATTTCAATAAAACAGAGGTTGTTAATGCCGCTATTAAGGCAGGGACAACCAACTTGGAAGCAATGTATAAGCAGTTAGCGTTTGACCGTTTTATGAAGCAAAAAGAATTGGAATCTGCAGCACAGCAGGCTAAGCAACAGAGAGAATCTCAGGTTGTTCAGCAGAAGCGTGAAGCAGGGGTTGTGTCGGGTGGCTCATCGGCTACCAGCAGTACAACTACCGAAACTATTGCCCATATTGGCTCTATCGCTGATGCTTGGGCTGCTGCCAAGCAACAATATAACGCCAGTTTTTAATTTAATTATAGGAGAATATAATGCCTGGAAATAGTAACTTTGATGCAATTCTTTCAACCACGCTTGCGAACTATCGTGACCAGTTGACAGACAATGTGTTTACGGCTCGTCCGTTGACCTATCACCTTATGGACAAGGGTCGTATCCGCATGGTAAATGGTGGTACAAAGATTGTTGAGCCTTTGATTTATGGTCAGAACTCAACTGTTAAGCCATACTCTGGTTATGACTCAATTGACCTTACCCCACAAGATGGTATTTCGGCTGCTGAGTTTGATTGGAAGCAGTATGCTGCTTCTATCGCAATTAGCGGTATTGAAGAAGCCAAGAACAACGGCGAACAGGAAGTTATTAACTTGCTGGAAGCCAAGATTATGCAGGCTGAAGAATCACTTCGTGAAGGCTTCAACCAGATGTTCTTTGGTGACGGAACCGACACCCTTGGTGCTGGTGGTACAAACTCAGGTAAGTCTTGGAACGGTCTTGGAAACTTGATTGAATCAGGCAACACTGTTGGTGGTATTAACTCGGCTTCAGGTCAGGGTAACGACTGGTGGCGTTCATACGAGCAAAACACCGCAGGTGCTTTGACTCTTGCACAGATGGCAACTGCTTACAACAGCGTTTCTGTTGGTAACGACCATCCTGATATGGTTCTTACTACTCAAACATTGTTTGAAAAGTATGAGTCACTCTTGCAGCCACAGTTGCGTTACACCGACACCAAGACTGCAGATGCTGGTTTCCAGAACTTGCTGTTCAAGTCGGCTCCTGTAACCTATGATGTTCACGCACCTTCGGGTACGATGTTCTTCATCAACTCTAAGTACATTAGCCTTGTTGGTCACTCAGAAAAGTGGTTCCAGAACACCGCTTTCGTTCGTCCAGAAAACATGGACGCTCGTTACGCTCTTATCATGTGCTACGGTAACCTTACTATCCGTAACCGTGCTAAGCAGGGTAAGTTGACTGCAAAGACTGCTTAATTAGTAGTTAGAACATAATAGGTATTGACGGGGGAGTGGATTATATCCCTCCCCCGTCTTTCTATTTAAACAAGAGAGAGTTTCATTATGGCATTTAATCCATTTGACCCCAAAAGACCTAAACCAGACACTATTTACGACCATATTGCTCGTATTAATCGTATGGAACAACAAAAGCGTGCTGAAGTGGCAGCAAAGAGAAAAAAATTCGGGATTTCTGGTGCTTTTAAGTTTCCAAAGTCCAAAGGCGCAAACAGCGCAGAAATGCGTAAAGGAAAGTAATCATGGCTGCTAGAAAACCAGAACTAAAATTCCCCATTGACGACATTGCAAAGGCTATTGCAAAAGTTCTTAAACAAAGTTCAAAACCAAGCCGCAGTGTTGTACGAAACAATGTTCGTGCTGATGTACGCCGTGGGCAATATAACACAATTCGTAAAGACCCTACAACAAAGGGCATGAGCGATGAACAAATTATTAAGCATGTAGCAAAAGGCAAGCCACGAGTTACTCGTAACCAAGTAAAAAACATCCGTTCAACATATAAGGGTGGTCGTTGATTATGGCTCCACGCAAACCAGCAATTCAACTTGGACCGATTGACGACATCGTCAAAGCGGTCATGAAGGAAATTTCAAAGAAAAACCTTAACCGTGTTGCAAAGACAAACATTAAGTCTGTTGCAAAGTTGGAAAAAAAGGTTATAAAAAGTGGAAAAGATTCCGTTCCTTCTACTTTGCGTTCTCAAAGGAAGACACGCAAGCAGGCTGAAAACATGAAAAAGGCTGATGCGATGTTCCAGAAGTATAAGGGTGGACGCTAATGGCTAGTCGCAAGAAACCAGATATTGCTTGGGGCGATGATGTGGCAAAAATTGCGGCTGCAGTTATCCGTAAGATGCAAAAAGGCGACATGAAAGCCGCCAGCCGTGTTGGTGGTAAAATTGTTGGTCAAATGAATTCACAAGGCAAGGGTGCTTCTGCTAAAAAGTTGAGTTCTTCTATGAAGCGTGGTTTGGAATCTGCTGCAGAGCAAAAGTCTGCTGTACGAAAGGCTGCTTCAAAAGAGTCAGATGCTCGTATTATCCGTAAGGGTCAAGGTGTTGTCAATGTTCAACAGGCTGCTGATGGTGTAAAATCCAAGGGTACGCTTTATAGGGGTGGGCGTGAAATTCCTATTTCACGCCGTGATGCTGCAAATCTTCAGAGCCGTTCGGGTGCTGCTGGTTCTCAGAGCGCACGAGGAAATGCTAGCCAGATTGAAAAAGGCAAGAAGTTAAAGGCTGCTATAGATAATGCACCAAACGCTACCTCTAGACTTAAGGCTCAGCGTGCTTATCGTGAATGGCAAAACAAGACTGGTCGCCGTCCAAGTGGCTCCTAAGAAACCTCAAGGCTTAAGAGACATTCTTAATGCTGTAAGCAATATTGTTAATGGCGGTAAACCACCCAAGCAGGGTGGTAACGCTATGGCTTCTGCACAGATTGCACAGGCAGCAAACATTCGTGGCAAGACTGTTAAAGGCGCAGCCAAGGCTGGAAACGCTGTAGCAAAAGGTTCCACTGCTGCTATAAAAACTGCCTTTGGTGACCCTAAAAAGGGTTGGCAGGATGTTGCCATCAATAGCGGTGCTTGGCTTATACCTTATGGTAAAGCATTTAAAATTGTTGATAAAACAGTCAAGGGTGCTAAATATGTCAAAGGTGCTAAGGCTGTCCGTGGTTTACTTAAAGGTTCCACGCTTGCTGGTGCTTCTACTGCTTTGGAAAAGACTGTAAATAAAGTTGCTCCTCGTGGTAAAACTGACATGCTTGCCAAGTCTGGTTTAGGCAAAAAAACACCTCCTAAAGTTAAACCAAAAGGAAAGTAACATGAAGTTACCTATTGACGATATTCTCAAGGCTGTTATGAAGCAGTTAAATAATAAGGGTAATCAAAAAGCCCGTTATAATTTACTTCAAAAAACCAAAGGTATTTCTACTACTGGTTCAAGCAAGATTGGTGCAAAGCCAAAAGGTGCAACAACGGTTTCTGGGAAACCAGTTGGCAAGATTGCTCGTACCACCCCTGCCCGTCCTAGGCGTGATTATTATGCTAAAGGCAAAAAACTTCCTTTAACAGATAGTGAAAAGCGTGCTGCCGAGCGTGAGGCTAATCGTATTTTGCGTCAAACTGGAGATGCAAAACCTAAGTCTAAACCTAGTGGGAATGCTAAGCCTGTTGATGTTCGTGGTTCTATTATTAAGCCACCCTCCAAGGCTACTTTGCGTCCTCCTGCTCCACGAGGTTCTTCTTCTTTTGAGGCTGATAGGACTGTTGCGGAAATTCGTGCTGACCTTGCAAAGTATGGTATTGGCAGAAAGCCACCTAAGGGCAAAAATAAATAATTATAGAACAAAAGCCGTATTTGTATGAGTATTCTAGGTTCTGTCCCTGCCCATTCTTATTATGGTAAGCCCGTAAGTGGGAACCGTCCTGCTGGAGAGCAGGCTGGTTCCCGTATTGCTGCTGCCTCTGGTCCTTATTTGGGTCGTGGTAATAAGTGTGCTGGCAAGGACGACACCTGTGAAGGCAACCGTGTAAAGAATGAGGAGTTTTGTGCTGGTCATCTGAGGTCGGTTGCCAAGGTCAAGAAGGATTTGGAAGTGGCTGATGGCGTTTAGAACTATGACTGCAGCCGATATTCGGGCTGCTGTAAGAAGTATTACTGACCTTGATTCTGATGACTTGTCGGATGCGTTGTTGAATCTTTATATCCGTGACGGGTATTACCGTATTTTGGATACAGAAAAGCGTTGGGGTTTCTTGGAGTATTCATTTACTTTCAACACACGAACGGGTGTTCGTGAGTATGAAATTGCTACTTTAACCGATGAACCTCTTGGGCAGGTTGTGTCTATTGTTGACAACCGTGGCACTGGTTACCGTTTGGACATGATTGGTTATGATATGGCTGAGCAAACCTATATTGGTTCTTACGACACCAACAGCGACCCGTTGTTTTATGCGGTGTGGGCTAACAAGATTCATTTGTATCCTAAGCCTAATAATGTGCGTCAGTTGGTTGCTCGTGGTTATCGTGAGCCATTTGACTGGCAGACTGAGGGTGGCGATGTTGATGCGCCTGCTTCGTTGCATTTCCCGTTAGTTTACTATGCGTGCAGTCGTGTGTATCAGCAGTTGGAAGATTCTTCTATGGCTGAAATGTATAAGCGTGCGTATGATGAGGGTGTTGCTCTTGCTGTTCGCAACGCAACAACCCCAACCAGTCACAACCCAATGATTTTGACGAATGGACAAACCAAGCGCCGTCCTACTTATAATGGTTGGCTCAACAGCCTTGGTTCTAATCGTTCTAATTGGGGGCTTGATTAGTGTCGGCTATCCAGATTTATGAGCAGAAGGATTTTACTGGTGGTCTGAACTTGCGTTCGGACCAGTTCCAGTTGAAAGACAACGAATCTCCTGAGATGCTTAATGTTGAGATTGACCCTCGTGGTGGTGTTTTTAGCCGTGGTGCTATGCAGCGTTTAAATCCTGATAATGTTTCTGGTGTTGCTTGGGTTCCTCATAAGTTGTTTTCTTTTTATGGTGCGACAAACCATTTAATGTTGGCTAATAATAACCGTGTTTATTATATGTCTACAAGCAACAACTTTGCTGTTTTAAACACCAGCGCTGGTCCTGTTAATATTGAAAGTGTTGATGGGGCTTGTTTTGCTGCTTGGGGTGAAACTTTATATATAGGTGCAGGTGATGTTGGTACTACTGGTTTTTATAAGTGGTCTGGTGCTGGGAATGCTGTGGCGTTACCTAGGGTTAGTACTTCTCCTAACACTTGGGCTACTAGGGGCGGTTCTGGTGGCGGTCATGTTCCTCGTGCCGAGCATCTTGCTGTTCACGCTAATAAAATGTTTGCAGCACACATCCATGAAGACGGTTCAGAGTTTCCAAACCGTCTTCGCTGGTCGGATGAATCACTCCCAGAGAACTGGGTCAAAGAAGATTATATTGATATTCAGGGTGGTGGCGATGGCATCCGTGGCATTGTCGTTGTTAATGGCGCACTGGTCATTTTTAAGCCTTATGCTATTTATGTTTTGTATGGTTATACTTACACTGATTTCCGTGTAGTACAAGTATCAACATCACTTGGTTGCAGTGACCATGCACAAATGGCAGCAACGGACACTGGTGTTTATTTTTATAGCCATGATGATGGTTTGTTTTTCTTTGACGGTTCAAACATTATTGATGTTTTCAACAACATGAAACCAGCATTTGACTTGAACTATATCAACCCTGCACAAGACATCGCTGTTACTTTGAGTTGGGTTGGTCGACGCCTTTGGTTGTCCCTGCCTTACTCCACTGTTGGCAATACCACAGGTCCAACAATTAACTTAATTTTTGACCCAACCATTAATGCATACATGATGTTTTCCACTGCAGACTCCAAAGGAGTTCTGAGTGGATGTGACTTTAGAAACTCATCAGGTGCAGATTTGAAGTTAATGCTTCACCCTACAACTGCAGCAATTATGCAGGTTGACATGTATGACGAATCCGTAGACAAGATTGCTGCTGGTGGCGCATCGGCTGGTTATCCAACTGTTTATCGTACTAAGTGGTTTGATGCTGGTTCTTATATGCAGCGTAAAATGTTCCGCCGACCTGACTTTGTTATGAAGGAATCAGAGACACGCCTACAGGTTGCTGTTGGCGTGTACCATGACTTCCAAGAGTCTGATGGTTCTGAAGCACGGACATTTGACATTGTTCTTCCTACTGCCTCGTTGGGTATGTTTTGGGATGATGATTCATGGGCTAATGAGTCGCTTGATGGTTCGGTGTCTGGTTCTGTTTGGTCTAGTGGTGTTGTGTCTAGCACAATTAAAACAGCAAAGAATCTTGGTTTGGCTAAGACGGTGCAACTTCGTTTTTCTGGTGAACTGGGCAAGCCTTGGGGCATCAACAGTATTGGTTATAAGTGGACCCCACGAAGGGTTAAAGGATAGGTTATTATGGCTACTTTGAATGGTTTATATTCGTTTACTCCTAGTACGGCTGCTAAAGCATCCGAGGTTAATGCAAACTTTAACGCTGTTAAGGCGTTCGTGGATGCTATTACTACTGGGGCAAATATTGATGGTTCTGCTATTACGGAATCCAAGATTAACAACGGCGCAGTGTCTGAAGTCAAGATTGCCAACAATGCTGTAACTACTGACAAGATTGCAAATACAAACATAACTCTGGAAAAGTTGGCTAGTGCTGTAGCAACTAAACTTGTTCCTGTTGGAACTATTGCTGCATATGCAGGTGCAACAGCCCCTACGGGCTGGTTGCTGTGTGTTGGTTCTGCGTTTAGTTCGGCAACATATCCTGCTCTTTATGCATTGCTTGGCAATGTTGCTATAACTCCAGACCTTCAAGGTCACACTCTTGTAGGTAAAGGTTTAGCGCCTTTTGAGGGGACTTTGCTTTCTAAGTTTGGTTCAACAACGGGTGTTGCAACTCACAGCCATGCCAACACAGCAGTGCTGACTTCAGGGACTGTCACCATTACTGACCCTGGTCACGCCCACACCATCAACGGTCAGGAAGCGCTTTCGGGCTTGGATTATGTAGCACAGATTCTTCAAGGTGGAGGAGGCGGTCCTACATATACGGAATCAACAGCGTCTGCAACAACAGGTATTTCAGGAACAGTTGGTACAGCCATCACAATGACTAATGTTCCTACTGGTACTACACATGGCAATGTCCAGCCATCAGCCTTAATTAACTACATCATTAAGCATGATTAAGTTTAGAAAGTAAGAATTATGGCGTGGACACCTACTGGAGCACATTTGCTTTCTAATCTTCCTCAAGGGTTGGTTTTAATTAATATTCTTAATAGTCTTTCTCGTGAGATTGCACGGTTGCAGGCTGAAATTGACGAGTTGAAAAGGAGTAAGTCATGAGTGATTTCCAAGCATTTTATGGTAATTATGGCGTGTCTGAGGCTGGTGCTATTCGCCGCCGTAAAAATCAGTCTACGGCTAACTTGCAGGCTTCTTTGTTGGGGCAGAAGCGTGGCGCACGCCGCATGGATGATATTCAACGCCAATATAGCGAGGGCTTTACTCCAATGGTTGCTGATTATGGTCGCCGTGGTTTTGGCGGTCCTAATGTTTCGTCTGGTATTCGTACTACTGGTTTAGAGAAGTACGCCAAAAATCTCCAGCGAGATTTGGGCGTTGAGTCTGAGAATCTTCAAGATGAGTTAAACACTATTTCTCTTAGAGATGCTGGTCAACAGTCTGAACTTGACAGTTATCTGGCTGAACTTAGGTTGGCTAAGCAGCAGGCTGTTTTGTCCTCTGCCACTGATATTAAACAATACGCTAGTTACTAAAAGGAGTTTATTATGCTTACAAAATGGAATCCGCAATCTGGCAGATATGAAAGAGCACCTATGGGTGTTGACGGCACAGACAAGCCGATTACTAATTATCCTGCTTTTCATGGTGATGTTTATATTGACGCTAATACTGGTGTTGTTAAATACAGAAATGCTGGTGGTGTTCCTGACACTCCTTTGGATTATAATGAAAAAACAGGAAAGTATGAAATTACTGTTGGTGGTAGGCGTGTAGCGTATAACCTTCCTGCTGGTAGTCAAGCATATAAGGGGTCTGCACCTATTGGTGCGAACAACCCACGAACGGGTGGAACGGCTAAGCCAACAGCGCCTAAGGGTACGACTACTACCACAACACCTAAGGGTACTACTACCACTACAACACCAAAGGGTTCTCCTACGACTACCGTTCCTAAGGGTAGTCCGACAACCACGGTCCCTAAGGGAAGCCCAACTACTACTGTTCCCAAGGGAACTACAACTACCACTGTTCCTAAGGGGACTACAACGACTACTGTTCCACCTGCAACACAGGCAAACCCTGTTCTTGATGCATGGTTGAAGAAAACTTTTCCTGATAATTCACCTGCAGAAACTGCTGCTTTAAGTGCTTTATTTGGTTCTAGCGGTAGCGGTTCTAGCGGTGCTGTTACAGCCAGTCAAAGGCAGGACCGTCAGTGGGAACTGCAGGACCAACGCCGTCAGCGTGGTTTTGAAGTTCAAGACCAAAATCGTCAGCGTGCAGAAACACTGCAGGACAGGCAGGCAGAGACTGAACGAGCCAAGAGTGGCGCTGCAGATTTGGCTGCTGCGGGTGTAAAAGCACAGGAACAATATAATACTATGGCTACGGATGCTTTCAACAAGGCACAAGCAGCCTCGCAAGCCTTTTATAAGACACAGGCAGAACAGGCAAATACTTCTATTGATAAAGCAACTAGCGATTATCTTGCTAGTCTTGTTGCCCCTACTGCATATAGCAATGTTCCTATTGCCGAATTGGTCCCTCAACTTCAGGGTTTGACTCAGAACTTGAATGCTTATGGTGCTACTGGGCAGCAAGCCCAGCAGCAACAAACACAGGATGCTGGTTTTAATCAGTTTATGTCTCAGTTGTTGAGTCGTGGTACACAGCAGATGCAACAGGCTGACCAAGGTTATTTTGAGGCTATGAGGAATGCTGGGATAGGTGGGCAGGCTGCTGCTCGTCTTGGCGTGACGCAAAATACTGCTGCGATGCAGGGTAGGTCTACGGCTGAGGCTGAGGCTATGCGTCAACGACTTATTCAGGCTGGTATTGAGGCGTTGATTTCTGGGCAAACCAACGCCGCTAATAGACTTGCACAATAGAACATTTTCTTTATATATAGGGGTTTATTATGGCTAAGTTGTCGGATGACCAAATTGCACAAATTTTACAACTTTCAGGTGGCAATGTTGAGTTGCTGACGGATGCTGATGTTTCCACTGGGCAGATTATTCGTGCATTAGTAAACAATCCTAGTGTTTTGGGTTCACTTCAAAAGCGAGCCAAAAAAGAAGTCACTGGTTATGGCAGGTTTTATAAAGATAAAGTTTATGACCCAGCATTTGAGTTTAACGACACAGAGGCTAAATACCGAAATATGCGTGGTGGTATTGCTAAGTTTGCTAGCGAATTTTGGGGTGAGGTAAAACGACAGGGTTCTGACTTGACTACCTTTTCTATGATTCGTGACACCTACGACAACAACAAAGATGTTGTTCTCGGTAAATTCAACATGACATCGGATGAATATGATGATGTTATGGCTTCTATGGATGCCGATTTGGATGCTTTTCAAAGAACTGAAGTTCAGCGTCAAAAGAAACAAATGGCAGCATACACAGATAGACGCAAAAAGTTAGGTATTACTTCTAGGGAAACTGCTGCTGGGGATTACTTGGCTACAAAAACTGGTATTACTGGTTTGGCTGATGTCCCTACCAGCGTGGATGCTTTTGCTGCCTCTAAGGTTTCTGGTTTTACTAATTATGCCAAGAAGCAGGGTTTGAAGGATGCTGAGATTACTGCTTTGGTTCCTCAACTTGAGACTGCTATCAAGAAAAAAGTTGGAAAGAACTATAAAAACTATGCTTTGTCTGATTTGCTTAAGCGTCAGGTTACGGGAGAGTAATGGCTGTTTCAAGGTCGCCTTTTAATAAGAAACCTACTTCTAGTACAGATACAACCTTGCCGAAGCAATCTTCGGCTGGGTTAAATCCGTTTCAAAGTGAAGGTGAAGAATCTGAATCTCTTTTCCAAACACTTCAGGGTTTGGGTGCTGCTGGCACTGTTAAGTCTGGTGGTGGTAGTGAGCAGTTAAAGTCTACTGTTCGTCAGGAAATGCATCGTCTTGATAGGGCGTATCGTAGTTCGCTTGCAAAGATTGCTCGCTCATCTACTCTTGACCAAAAAGGCAAGGACAAAGCCCGTAAGCGTTTAACTGACCTTTATAACACTGGTATAACTCAAGAACAACCCGACTCTAGTGCTTGGTCTATGGTTAAGGGTCTTGCTGGAGATGTTGTCACTGCTCCTGCTAAAGTTGTGTCCACTGCTCTTGATATTTCCAGTACGGCTTCTCGTTATATTCAGTCTGGTGTTAAAGAGGCTGCTGACTTAACTTATATGTTCTTTGATGCTGGTACTGCTGGTCGTAACGCTAATGGTCCACGAGGTTCTTGGTCTGACTTTATTAATCAGGGCAAGGATAAGAATTTCCGTTTGATGCCACAGACTGGTGTTGGCTGGCTTGATAAGACTATTGACATTGGTATTGACATTGCTACTGACCCGTTGACTTATGTTGGTGTTGGTTCTTTGAAGTATGTCGGTGCTGCTGGTCGTAGTGAGTTGATGGTTAAACTTGGTACCACTGAGATGTTGGCTAAGCATCCGCAACTTGTTGGCAAGTTGGCGGAAATTGGCAAGTATGGTGCTGCTGCTGTACCGAAGGAAGTGCGTGCTGCTGAAGGTATTGGTTATGGTGTTCGTTATATGGGGCAGATTGTCCCTAAGACGGAGTTTATTGCTGGTGCTTTAACTGGTAAAAAGGGTATTATAACTGCTGCTCGTCTTGGTACTGGAAAGGCTGCCCGTACTGCTGGTGTTGTGACAAAGACTACAGGTAAGTTTACTCCTGCTAGTCGCAAGGCTATGAAGATGGCTGGTATTGGTTATAATGCTGGTTTGACTGATAAGCAGGTCGTTGAGGAAGTTGCTCATTATACTGCTCAGCGTTTTGCCAAGGGTTACAAGTCTGAGGCGTACCGTAAGAATGTTGGTGGCGTTAAGGACCTTCTTAAGGAAATTCGTGAGGCTGGTGCAACCAACAAGGTTTACAAGTTGGTTGAATCTCCTGAGGAGTTCGCTAAGTCAACCGATGTTCAGTTGAAAGATTTTGCTACACGCTATATGGCTTGGCAGGATGAGGTTCGTAGCGGTGTCAACAACATTCGTTTGAAGTTCAATACCGATTATGGTGCGAACATGAAAGAGATTGGTTTTGTGGATGATTATCTTCACCACAAAATGACTGATAAGGCTTTCCGTTTTGCTTATGGCGAGAAGGGTCAAGCAACTGGCTTCTTTAGAGATGCTGATTTGACACCAATGGAATTGGGTCAAAACACAGGTGCTGCTATGCACCGTACCCTCAGAGCACCTGAGGTGCAACCTGACGGTACTATCAAGTACTCAAAGTTTATGGATGAAGATGTTGTCTTGGACGACAATTTTCCAACCGTGGTTGACAAGGTTAACGAAATTTTCCGCCGTAAGAGTGGCGAAGAATATGATTTCTTTGAAACAGATATTTTTGCTATTGCAGATTCTTATGCTTATAGCATGGGTGCAGCCCGTGGGCGTGAAGCGTATGTTCGCCGTTTGTTGGATTATGGTGGCGATGTTGCTCGTGTAATTAACACGAAGGTAGTGCCAGACAAAGACCTTGTAGCGTCACTCACGGGTGTCCATGCTGGACTGGTAAAGGTTCGCAACCGTCTTGCAGCCAAGGTAACAACAGGTCAGGTTATTGCAAAGACCAAAGCAGAAGATGCTTTAAAGACTGCTGGCAAGGTTCTTGAGGAAAAGGATGCCAAGAAGTTCCTTCTTGACACCGATATTAAAAACATTACCACTGCTTTGGATGACCTTGAAGTTAAGTTAAACAATGCGTTGATTAATGCTGGCGTTAAGAACGAGGCGGAGCGTGGAGCGTTTGCCGATGTTCACCGTGTCTTGATTGACCAAGTGCGTACTTTGCGTTCAGCGATTGAGTTTGGTCGTGTTGAAGAACAAGTTGCTTATGACATCCTTAAAGACATCTTCCTTAAGGTTCGTCCTGATGCTAAGCGTATTCCTAAGTCTGCAACGGAACTTTATAATGCTGTTGCTAGAGCGCAGGGAATTAACGACCCGCAAGAGTTGAAAGAGTTAACGAAGCGTTTGAAGTCTTTGCAGTCTCAACTGGCGGATACTCCGCCTGTTGATGCTGATGAACTTAATGATTTGCTTGACATTGAGCGTCAACTTACGGAACAGATTGAAGGTTACCGTGTTCTTGGTGATGTGAAGATGGAAGCAGATTATGCTGACGATGGTTTGCTGTACGCAAGGTTTGACGACTTGATGGAGCGACCATACGACCCTAATGCTGAGCCTGTGTTGCGTGTGATGGATACACGACCTATTGCTGGGACAGATGGGCTATCTACTTCTGATGAGATTTCAGGTATGCGCCGTGCCCAGTTGTCCGACCCGAACACTGTTGCTGTCCATGCTTTGCCAACCAGTGAGATTATGGATATGAGAACCCCAGAAGCATTTAATGCTTTCTGGGATTTGAAAAACGGTGTTGGTGATGCTGTTGGTTATGCGTTGAATCGTGCTGGTATTGACCCTGAAAATGCTTGGGCTAGTGTGCTGGATGATTTGCTTGATGGCGACATTATGGACCCAATGTTTGAGCAGGTTTATCCTGAGATGGCTTCTATTATGGAGTTGATTGTTGGTTTAAGTCGTAGCGAATTCCCTCATGACGCTGTTGATGATGAACTAATTATTGGTGTGTTTAAAACACTTGATGATTTGTTTATGGATGCTGCTTATTCTATTGGTCGTGAAGGGTCTGAGGTTGTTTCAAAGCAAATGTGGACCGATTTTATGATGGCTATGGTTAACGAAACAGCCAAGGGTAAAAATTATACACCAATTTTGTTTCCTAGTAGGGTGCTTCATGGTTTTGACAATGATGTTGCTGATGGTGCTTATTCTTTGTTGTTGCCTGACGAGTTTAATTATGCGATGCGTTACGGTCAGAAAACTGTTGGTGATGATTTAATTGAGGGTACGGCAACACCCGTTTCGTTTACCAACGAAAACGAGTTTGTTCGTTCTATTGTTGATGCTGATTACCACACTGCTTCTCTTGAGGTGAACAGTTTGTCTGAGGAGTTGGGTTCTGTTATTCAGACACAACAGACTCAGCAGTTTATGCGTGAGGGTGTCGCTGAAGAAGCCAAGCGTACAGGTAGGCAGATTGGTAATGTTAAGTCTGTTGGTTCACGCCGTGTAAAGGCTGCTGAGCGTGCGATGAAGCAGTATGAACAGTCGGGTCTTATAACCATCAGGGATGAATCGGGTAAAAGGCTTAATGTCACTGCTGAGGAAGCAACTCGTATTCTTACTCGTAGTGAAGAAAAGTTAAACAATAAGATTGTTGCTTTGGAAGAAAAACTGTTGGCTGGTACTGAGCGTGTTACTGGTCCTATTCAGCGTGACATCAACTATCATAGGCAACGCTTGGTTACTTTGGTTGACCAAAAGCGTGTTATTGAAAAGTGGAATGCATCTACTGGTGACGCACTTAGGGCTGACATTGATGCGTTGAGTATGGCAATCCATACCAACGCACCTGCTGGTGTGGCTGGGACGAACTCTCGTGAATGGTCACGCAAGGTTACTGAGCGCATTAATAATATTGCTAAGTTGGAAGGCACTGGTGTCAAGGATGCGTGGGAGCGTGTGTCCATGCAGTTGGCTTCTGATGAGGCTAAGTTGGTTATGTATGATTCTTTAATAATTCCTGGGGCTATGGATGATATAACTGCTGCTGGGTTTGCTGGTTTAGCGGATGACATTCTTGATGGTTGGACTGCTATTGAATCTACTGGTGTGCAAATTCCGAAAGAATTTGCTGATGTGTTAAAGCCCAATATTGCCAAGATGCGTAAGATGGCTAACAGCAACGAGTATCTAAATATTTATAAGCGTTATAACCAAATCTTTAAAATTTATGCGACTATGACACCAGGATTTGTGGTGCGTAATGCGATGTCTGCTACCTTCATGAATAAGGTTGCTGGCGTTGACAACAAGGCTATTTTGGATGGCACTAAGGCGATGATTGCTTATCATAAACATGGTCCTGAAAAGTGGCTTGATGTTTTAAAGATTACAGACCCTGCGGAACGCACAATGTATAAGGATAGTATTCGTGCTGTTATGGCTACTGGTCGTGGTATTCAGTCAGACTTTATTGTTCCTAGCCTCAAGGGTAGTGTGGGAGAAAAGATTGTAAACAACAAGGCTACTGAAATGTTGGGTCGTGCGAACGAGTTCACTGAGAACACTGTGCGTTTCCCGATGGCTCTTGACAGTCTCCGCAAGGGATACAAATATGACGAAGCGGTTTACCGTATTACTCGCTACCACTTTGATTATACAGACCTGAGCAGTTTTGATGAAGGAATGAAGAACTTCATTCCGTTCTGGGTGTGGACTAGCAAGAACTTGCCGTTGCAGATGACGGAACAGTTGATTCATCCCAAGATGTATTTAAACTATGAGCGTCTGCAACGAGAGAATCCCGTTGCATCCGATGTTGTTCTTCCATCTTGGCTTGGAGAGATGGGTCCTATGGGCTTGGGCGGTAGCACTGTCCTTGCTCCTGACCTTCCTCAGTTGCGCCTGCAGTCAACAGCGAAGTCGCTGGCTGACCCAAGGCGTTTGCTGGGACAGGCTAACCCGTTAGTGAAACTTCCGATTGAGTTGCTGGGTGACAAGCAGTTGGCTATGGACATTCCTTTTACTGACAAGTATGAGGAGGCTAAGGGTGCTGACAAGGCGATTGCGGCTTTGGCTAGCATGCTTGGTGTGGATGCTATTGGACAGCGTGACGCTGAAGGTACTCTGACGATTAACCCAAAGGTTAACTATGCGTTGGGTAACTTGATTCCTACTTTGGGTACGGCTCAGCGTTTGTCAGGTGGTGCTATCGGCGGTAAGGCTACCTATAATGAGCGTATGTTGACCAGTTGGCTTACGGCTGCTGGTGTGCCTGTGCGTAATGTGGGTCCTCGTCAACAGCGTGGAGAGTTAATTAACCGTCAGTTTAAACTGGCTAAAGAAATCAAAGATTTAAGCAAGAAGGGTAAGGTTCCGAAAAATGAGCGTTAACAAAACAGATTATTATAACTGGCAGAAGGCTACGAAACTAGACAAGGTTCGTCTGGGTGGGCATGCAAGCCCGAACATTGTGGCTTTAAAAGACCATTTGATTAAGCGTTATGGTGGCACTAGTGTTGGCATTGTTAACAAGCGTGAGGTGCGTGGAGGCGGTTCTCCGTCCTCGCATTACTTTGGTGCTGCTGTGGACTGGCGTTACCCTACAAGGGCAGTGTGTCTTACTAGCATGAAGTGGATGGTTGCCAACTCAAAAGAGTTGGGCATCCAAATGATTGTTGATTATGTTGGCTGTTGTACTTGGACACCATCTAGGGGCTGGCACAAGTCAAAGCCTAACGGTCATGGCATGGGTCAGGCGTGGGCTAAGTGGCTACACATTGAAACCACTAAGGCATCGTGGAGCAACAAGACCCCTGTTACTGACAGGGTTCCTGCCTAGTCTAACTTTAGGGCTTCTATAATTTCGCCCACAATATAACTGTAGTTTTCCATGCATCGGAACAGGCAGTCTTGGTCGCCTAGCATTGCTTTGTTCCATTCTGCAACCATGTCTTGTGCGCCAAGTTTGGTGATGTGAAACTCTACGCAGTAACCTTCAAAAGCGTCCTTTGAAATCTGTGCGAATGATGCGCTGATTTCTTTCATGTCGTCAGGGTCAAAACTCATTTGCTGTCCCTGCACAAATTCTCGTAGGTGCGTAACACACGAAATACTTTACGCCAGTTCTTCGGGTATGTAGGGTCTTCTTCTAATAGACCAATTACATACACCAGTTCGTGTGCGACCTGTTCCCAAACAGGTTCGCCCCATTTGGCTTTGTTTAAAGAGTCATAATGTTTTGCCATTTTGGTAATTTCCGATTCATAATCAGACCGTGCCTTGGTCCAATAGAATGCTTGTTTTTTCTTTTCGTTATCCACGCTTTTTCTCCACGAGTTCAATAGTTTTCTGTAGGTCATCTACATCTCTAATTCTAGCCATAGGTAGTCCCATCTGTGTCGCTTCTTTCTTCAAGTCAGCCAACAACTTTCTTAATGTTGTTAGGTCGGTCTTCTTCATTTTTTTCTCCTAGATGGCGCAACATTGGATGTTGCTCCATGATTGTTTTTAAATTTTGCAATGCTGTTTGCGTTTTCGTCCATGCGTGCGATTTTGCTTTTACACCTACAACTGTTTTCAGTTCTTCATATGTAAGCCTATCGTAAAACAAACCATAGATTATGGTTTGTTCCTTCTCGCTAAGCATGGACACACACTCTGTCACTGCGTCAAGCATATCCCAGTCGGGGTCTAAGTCGCCCACTTCTAGGTACATGAATGGCATCATGAGCAGTTCGGTTTCTGTTTGTCCTAGTTTACTAGATGGTTCGTACTTCATCATATTCAGGATTTGTCATCAAGTCGTTGACTTGTTCGGGTAGCAAAAGAAACCCACGAGATGGGTTAGATGATGACCACGCAAAGTTAGACATAGTCTTGCGATTATAAATCGCTTTGTTTACCTTCAGGTATCGTTTGATTCGTTTCGTGGATACGATAACGAATGCTCCTTGGTCACCGTCCAGTGTGTAAACATAAACCCACCATGCTGCTTTGGTTACATTAAGTCCTGATGGTTCCCATACGGCTTTGCCGTCTTCGTCTTGTTTCCTGCGAGGGTTGTGTTCCATTTCAAGGACCATTTTCCCGTTTCGGTAACGGTCTGTTTTAACTTCAAAGGAACCTGCTTCCATTGCGGTGAGGAAATCTTCAACGAGTTTCTCACCTTTCTGACCGAACTTAAGGTCTTCATGGAAGTTGAACTTTTTTGCTGGCAAGTCATAATCAGAGAACTTCCCCATTGGGTTCCTCCTGCTTTTTGCCTTCGGGTCCAAAACCTTCCATGTATGTAATCTTTACAGGGCGAGGATGCGAAGAAGTCAATGACTTGTTTCTAGGCTTTGCCAAGCGTGGAGGTTTGCGTCTGCGTGTAACACTGCGTCCCATAATTACTCCTTGGTCGCTTCAATGTGATGCACCTGTTTGTCGTCAGCCCATGCAACGCCGTTTAAACCGTCCATGAGTGTTTTAATATAATTATCTAAGTCACCTCGTAACTTAGATTTCTGTCCGTCAAACTCTGTAACCGTAACTACGGTTTCTTTGTCGTTAAATAAAACAGTTAGCGAGACTTGTCCTTCAAAGATAGGACCATCTAACGCTACCCATGCTTCACGGATTTCCGCTTCAGCGATGAGTGTCTTCTCAGGGGTGAACACACGACCACGGCGACCCAACCTAGGTCTTCCCTTAGGTACGGGTCTGCCGTTAACAACAATCGTGTGTGAAAGTGGTTTCTTAGAAGGGGTCATCTTCTTCAACTAACTTTACAGTTGGGTCATGTTTGTGTCGCCACATCATGACCTCTTTGGTCATGTCCGAGACTTCTTGTTCAAGACGATAAATATAATCTTCAAGAAGTTTAATTCGGTTGCTTTCTTCTTCGGGTGTCATAATACCTCCTAGGTATACACTCTAGCCACTAGTTTATCAATCTCTAGTTCCCCGTTTGTACGGTTATAATACTTGCCCCACCGAAGGTCGGCATCTACGATGACGACTTTGGTTTCGGATGGGTTGAGCCCTGACCTGACACATTCGTGTCCCAACTTGGCGAGCGTTCGTGAACGGTCATTGTTGAGGATGGGTCCGTCACGCCAAATCACTTTGCCAAGTGGACTGAGTTTCTTGAGGGCGGATGGCAACGACTCGCATTGAACATAATCTGTGTTTATGCTGGT